GCAATTTAACAGTATTTTTTATTAAGGATTATCACTAAATGATAGAGTTTGAATAGTCAAATTGGCTTAAGAATGCGGTTTTTGGGAGAATTTTACTCCCATTTACTCCCAATATATTAAAGGTATCTATTTAAGATACCTTTTTTTAATCGAATAATGATGTAACATATGAGCGTTTATCAGGGTATAAATCTCCATATGTATTTATTGTTGTTTTAATATTTCCATGACCGACCATCTCTTTTACAGTATAAATATCTACACCTTTATTTATAAGCATAGAAACATATGAGTGTCTAAAGTCATGTATTCGTATTTTTGGTAAATCAACCAATGAAAGATAGTGCGTTAAAAATTCGTTCATATGACGATAGTAATATTTAAAAGGATAATCTTTTGTTTTCAAAAATTCTTCTAATTGAGGTGTTAACCATCTTGGAATAGGGACAACTCTTTTTGAATTTTCAGTTTTAAACTTTGTACTGATCATAAAACCATTACTCGTAACTTTTACGGTATGTGATAAGTGCAACTCGTTTTTTTGGATATTTAAGTCATCAATACTTAAACCGCATAATTCTCCTTTTCTTAATCCAGTATAAAATAAAGTTGTAAATATTAATTTATGTGTATCACAATCTACAACTTTTAAGAATTCTTTAAACTGATCTTCAGTCCAAAAATTAAGTTTAGGTTTAATGGATTTAGTTTTATCTATATATATAAATTGATTAACATCGATAACTTTATTTTTTATGCACCAATTAAAAAATGCATTTAAGGCTGCTTCTCTTGTTCTTACTGTTTCGTTGGCATATTTCTTTTTTAAATCTAAAATCCAATCTTTTATATCGATATCTTTTATTTTAGAAACTTTTACATTTTCAAATTTGGTATATTGTTTTCTGTAATTTATTCTTATGTTTTCTAGTGTAGTAGGGGAATAGCCTTTATTTTCACAATCAATGATATATGTATCATAAACATTTTTAAATAAATCATTCTTTGAAATAACTGTTTTACTTGTTCTAGTTAAAAGTAATCTGGCCACTTTTTCTCTACCATCTTTGACAGTTTTAGAAGTAACGGTTTTTCTAATACGTGATCCATCTGCACGATATCCTATGTTTACATCAAAAATATATCTTTTTTCTCCATTCTTTAATGTCTTTACTTTATATTCTTTAGCCATAATAAAAACACGTCCTTTCAATTTGATTTGCCTTGAACGTGCTCTATGTGGTAGAATTGAGTACGTAAAAGGACTTGAAAAATCTTTTTACATATGAGTATGTACGTGGTAGGAAATCCTTTCTTTTTTCCTACTAATGGTCATCTTGGGTGAGAGCATGATGATCATAATTACTCTCCTGTTGGTAGCAGGGGAGTTTTTTTGCTTTCTATGCATTTGAATTGCGTTTTACTGCATCTTTTACTGCATCAACAACACTTGAACTTTGCCAATTAACTATTTCATCAGCATAGTCTTGAATTTTTTGAGGCATTTTTTCATTTCCCCATGGTTTTACACCTACAATAGGTTTTCCTAACCTTACTGCTTCATCAATTTCATAATCAATCCATTCGCTATGTGCTGCGTACATACCTGCAAGTATTACAACACAGTTGACTTGATTAATTTTGTTTGTAATTTTTTGCTTTAATTCTTTTTTTGAATCAAAATCTACGGGATTAGTAATTGGAATTGAATAATTAATCCAATTGAAATAACTTGCTTTATTAAACCAACCTATTATTGTTTCATACTGATCAGAGTATTTCCACGAATGACTAATAAATAATCTATGAGTCTTTGACATCTTTTTCACTTCCTTTCTCTACTGAATTTGTTATAATTAACCTTGAAAGGAATTGATATTATGATTAATAAATATACTAAGAAACCAGTAACTATTGAAGCTGTTCAATGGAACGGAGATAACACAAATGAAATAATTTCTTTTTGTGGATCATGTTGTGTTCCAAAACAAACTTATTTAATCATTCAAACCTTAGAAGGTAATCATATTGCTGATATTGGTGACTATATAATCAAAGGAATAAAAGGAGAGTTTTATCCTTGTAAACCAGATATTTTTAAAAATACTTATTCGAAAGCAGACTGATTAGTTTGCTTTTTTTCGTTTAATTGAGCCCATGTGCCGTTTTCGGTTGCCATAATGCTTTCACATCTTTCAACAAATAACTGTTCATTTGTCATTTCATCAGTTCTTTTATATTCGCCTGATTGGTACAAATATAACTCTTTTTCTTGCTTTAATTTTTCACATGTCATTCTAAATTGATAAAATAAGTCGTTATATTTTTTTAGTTTATCAATTGCTTGTAATACTGTTATAGTTGCAGCAAGCAAAGCGGATAGAAATGTAATTATACTTTTGCAATTGGGTAATATATCTATAAAAGCAGGTACAAGGGCAATTAAAGCTGAAATAATAATTGTTGCAAGAGAAATATTCTCATGTTTCTTTTTGTATTCAATTGACTTTAAATCATAATATTTTATTTGATCATCAAGTCTATCACTAATGTATTTTTCAATTGACATTTTATTTTCATCAGGCATTTATCATTCCTCCTCATCTTCTTTTATTAATGGTTCTTGTATAGACACAACAAATTTTGTAGGTGTGTTTTGATTGTTTTCTTTATCGGAAGTTGTATTTTTGATTAACACACATATTTTTTTCTTATAACTGTTTTGTTTTAAAAAATCAGTATACTCTATAGTGATTGGAAAATCATAATACATATCTGATGACTTAAGACATTTGTAATCATATATAGTTATATTTAATTCTAATTTAAAGTATTGTTTTGGAAATATACAATCGTTCAAGTCATTGTTAACTCGTACGCGAATTTTATCAGTTTGAGAAATAGAAATGTCATTTGTAATGTCTTTTATTATTGCTTCACCTCGTCCAGAATTTTTAATTTTAACAATTATATCTTTTGTATAATTTGTTTCAAAGCTATGTTCAGTAGAATTGCTTGGAAAAGCATTTTCTTCAAATGAATTTCCATCGATTTTCATTGGAACAATAGGGCGGAAAAAGGGTCTATATTGTATTGCTAAGTCTTTTTTTCTTTGTACTTCTTGGTTGTTGAAATCTTCTTGTCTTCTTTCTTCTTGAGTTTTGAAATCTTCCTCTCTCGCTTTTTTTTCATAATTAATTGTCCAAATTACGCCGATTAAAGTAAGTGCACCACCAGTAACTCCACTTATGATTGTTCCATAATAGCTTAAAAATAATGTGGCATCTTCTTTTGAAAAAATTCCAATAGGCGATTGTATAAATGGGAGAATAGGAATTACTATATAAACAATAATTGCCAAACAAACTGTTAATATTTTATGCATTTTTATCCAATAAAATATATTGTTATTGTTTTCCTTGTTATCCATTCATTTCTCCTTATTTTTTAAATTTTTTGCTATTTTATTTGATGAACGTTTTTCTTTTTGATTTTTATCTTTTAGAAGCACAAGAATTTTTTCATTTTGTGCTGTTAGTTTTGTAATTTCATTTAATATATTTTTGAAGTCATTATTAATATCATTCTTTAATTGGTCATTGTCTTTATTGCTTTTTCTTGTCTGGTAAATAGATCCTGACATGCTAAACAACGAAATACCAAATGCAACAATTGATAATCCACTAATAGTATAGTTAGTATCGGTCACTCCTAATGTTATAATGCCTTTCATATAAAGTAAGCCAATGATTGAGAAAAATAATCCAATGATAAATAGACAAGCATCTAAATTGTCATTAAATTTATCTAGCCAATAAGGGTTTCGATCCTTTAATAACGAAAAAATTACTAAAATTACTATGACAAATACAATAAATACCAACATTTAGCATCCCTCCTTTGCTGGTAATTCTATAAATCTAATAAATCTTTTTTCTTTTGATCAAATTCTTCTTGAGTAATAATACCCATGTCTAATAATTCTTTTAATTTTTTTAATTCTTCATAAGAGTCATTGTTGGATTCATTATTTTCTTGTGGCTCAATTCTATTTTTGAAATTTGAATATCGTTCATATAATTTAGAATAAGCTTCTTGTGCTTTCTTTCCACCGAATAAAATAGCACTATCTATTCCATTTTCATTGAACTCTACTGTTAAATATTTTTCAGTATCTTTTTTCTTTTTTTTAAAAGCAAATGCAAATACACCTAATGTTAATAATCTTGTAGCTGTAATTCTTCTACTGATTTGTTCAGCTGTTTCAAAATTAATACCAGTTACATTTGAATAATCAACTATTGCTGAACTAAGACCATATGATATTGTAAGATCATAATTAGTAATTTTTAATGAGCATTCTTTTTCTTTCGTTAAAGCAGGGTGCCCACCTTTATAGTCAAGTTTAAGAGTAACATCATTAAGCAATCCTAACTCTTTTCTTTTTTCTTGTTCTGCTTTAGCTTCTTCAATGCCTTCTTTAACTGCGCTTTTTGCTTTATCAGCTAACTTATTTAATTTTTCTTTGTCAAATAATCCCATTTTATTAGTCCTCCATATTTGTTAAATAATATCACTTTGAAAAGCAATAGCCTTTCCAAGTACTTTCACTTCGTTTAATTTATCACCTGATAAAACAATATCTTCATATTTTGGATTTTCAGGCTTTAAGATAACAAGGTTTTGTTCTTTATAATAATAAAAACGTTTTAATGTAGCTTCATCATCAATTATTACAACTGCAATTTCTCCATTATTTACAATATCTTGTTTTCTAACAAAAACTATATCTCCATCATAAATTCTTGCATTGATCATTGAATCGCCTTGACACTTTAAACAAAAGTCAGCCTTCATATCAGTACCAACCATAATATAGCTTTCTCTATCTTCATCAGCGTATATTGGTTCTCCACAAGCTATAGTTCCTAATAGGGGAAGTTTAACTTTATCTATTTTATAAAGGTTATCTACATTATCGGTTATATCATTTTGTGAATTAGGTTCATTCCACCCCATTAATAAACTAGGAGTAGTTTCTAATGCATCGGCAAATGCAATTATTTTTGATTGTGGTAAATCAACTTGTCCTTTTTCTATTTTTGCTATCATACTTTTATCGGCATAACCTAATTTTTGAGCTAATTCTGTTTGTGTTAAATTCAGTTGTTGACGTTGTTTTTTTATGTTTCTATACAACTCAAGCATTTTTTATCACCTCATTTTCTTCCTACAATTATAAAATATCATAAGTTGTAAAATTATTCAACATTTTTGCGTGTAGGGTTGACACAAATTCAACCACATGTTATATTATGTGTGGGTTGAATGATATGCAACTTTTGAAAGGAGGAAAAATGACAGATATAAAGAAACTCAAAGAAAAAATCGGAGATAGTGGAATGACCATGACCGCCATTGCAAAAAAATCCTATATTTCAAGGGAAACTTTATACAATAGGTTAAATGGTGTAGGTGAATTTACTGCTTCTGAGATTGTTGGATTAACGTGCGCTTTAAAATTAACAAAACATGAAAGAGATATTATTTTTTTAAATAAAAAGTTGAATTAAAAGCAACCTTAAAAATTATGAAAGGAAAAATCTCATAAATGGATTTATTCGTAAAAGATGGTAATCAAATTTACAAAGTAAATTACATCTGTATGTGTAATGAATGTAGAAAAAGAGGAATGCCTGAATTAGAGCTTGTTGATCAAGAAGGAAATTATGTTGATTACATAAAAATGAGTTGCTTGTTCAACGGGAAGTATGAATTGTTTCAAAAAACAAATAAAAGGAGTGAAAAATATGTCAAAAGATAGAGATGGGTATATGAAAACATCTCAAGATGTCGACATGCGTTTAATTAAGCCAAATATAAAAGTTGATGCAGATAAAAATAGTACTTACGTTATTGAATCAATGGATGAATTTATAAAGAGCAAAAAAGATGAAGATATTGTAATTCATTGTAAAGGGATTCAGCTATATCCAAAAAAACTAAATTCATTAAGTCATTCATTTGAAGATCTTGTCAGTAATATGAAAAGTCAACTATCTGAAGATGAATATGGATTATTAGAAAACAAAATAAAAACACTTCAATCTCTAATAGATGATTTAAAAGAGAGTTGTAGTGTTTCGTTATTTCTTTATTAATCTTTGATAAATAGTCTTTCACCTTTTGCATTAACTAATGTTACTCGTTTTTGCTTAAAATCAATAGCATTTATTATTGATTTTAATTTAATTTTGAAATCATCTGAACCTTCAACGTCAAATGTATATTGATTTACCGGATGAGTAACTATATCAAATGGTATTTTACTTTTATCACATTCATCTTTAATGATTATCAATGGTAAATTATCTAGATGATCATTTAATGACATGCGATATCCAAGTTCAAGAAAGACATTAGGATTCAAACCTGTTATGTCAACGATAACTAAATCAGATTTATACAAATTTTTATAAATTGAATCATCAATTTTATCAGTACTATTAATTTCATCTGCACGGGTAATTTTAAAACCTAAATCGCTTAAAACAGGTTTTAGTAAATATTTCATAACTTTATTTGAACGTATACGTTCTTTGCTATCTTCTTCACCGATTGGAGATACAAAAAAACATTTTTTACACATAAATTTCACCTCACTTTATAATTAAATTTCGATATTGCCGTACCGATAACTTAATTATAAAGAAAGAGATGAAAGATGTCGAAAAAAATTAAATAAATTACTGATCATCCAGGAGTCAATCTCAAAGCCTCCAATAATTTCCAAAATAGCATTGATGATTTACTGAGTATAAACAAAAAAAGAACTAATACCATACAAGTTTTTATTAAAAGAGGTTGGTTCCTTGATGGTCAGTAGTAGAAAGGATAAGTAGTTATGAAATGGATTTTATGTATTTCAATTTTACTTAATGTTGTACTAGTTATTGCTTGTGTGATTTTAAAAGAAAGTCGTGATTGGTATGAAAAATCATGGTGGGAATTAGCAAGAACTATTACCAAAGCAAAAAGGAGGGGGAAGTTATGACATCTAAAGGTATAGCAGCAGTTATTACAGTTTCTTGTTTTGTTGGTAACTGTCTTGCAATTTTAGTCAGATCATTATGAAAGGTGGTGGGAAATATGCCAGCAGTAAGAATTCCATGGTATGGAGATAAGGAATACGCAAAACGTAAAATTTATGAACTGAACCAACTTTATAAAGGTACAGGATTTAAAGCCAAACTCTTTTCGAAGATGGTTGGAGAAGGAACTTTAAAATGTGAGGAGTACGTAATCATTATTTCTAAAGAAAAACAGTTAATAGAGGAGGAGATAGAAATGCTATCTGTTAAATATCTTTCTTTAATATTCATGGGTAGAAGTAGAGAGTATGTTTATAGAAAGATTAGAGAACTTAAATATAAGTATAATCTGCATTATTCTCAAGCTGAACTTCCTATTGATGTTTTGATTAAAGAAGGAATCAGTAGAGAAACAATTATGGATTTAATAAAAAAGGCCGATAAGTAAAACTTATCAGCACAACATAGCAATTAAATTATATACAAATTCGGGAGGAATTGCAAATATGAGATTAACGAAAAAAGCACAGGTTACATTGTTTGGTGCTTGCGTAGCAAGTTTAATCTTTGCAGGAACTGGTTATGCTCAAGCTAAATCAGTAGAAGCAAAGTATGAAGAACAAAGTAAACAAATTGAGTTGTACAAGGATGAACTCAATGATATGCAAGGTCAGCTTCAAGAATATACAAAGTACAAAGCAATGTATGAATGTATGGCGGTTGAAAAAGATCAACTTCAAAAACAAGTAGATGAATTATCAAAATGAAAAGCACTAGGTCAGTTTACAATTACATATTATTGGCCAGGTGAGGACAAGTATGGAAGTTTAACATCAACAGGTGTAATCGCTCAAGAAGGTAAGACGATTGCTGTTGATCCTGAAATCATTCCATATGGTTCGATTATAAAAATCAATGGAAATGAATATCTTGCGGAAGATTGCGGTGGTGCAATCAAAGGCAACAGAATAGATATTTTTGTTGAAAATCCAACGATTAAAAAATACAACGTAGAAGTATATATTAGGAGAAATAATTATGAATAAAAAAAGTATGGAAGAATTTGTTAAAGAAAACGGAATATATGATGAAAAAGAAGATTCTTATTCTTTTTCATGCAGTCAAGCTGGTGTAATGAAAGAAAATGTTGATTTATCACATGAAACTTTTGGAATGAAAATTATCATAACAAAGAACAGTCTTGGAATTAATGCGTACTTTGTTGAAGATGAACTAGCAAGAGCTGCTGAAAGTCTAAAAATATCTGTAAAGGATATTATGGAATTTGGTGATTCAGCTGTTCAACTAGTTCAAGAAGAACTAAAAAAACTAAGAAGAAAAGCAGAGTTTGTATCTTCTGTGGATCTTGCTACAAAAGCAAGTGACATGTATTCAAGAGGATGTTCAATGGAAGAAATTCATGATTTTATTATAGAAAACATGCCTGGAGAACTTCCAAAAGAGGCACATGAAGAGCTTAAATCTATTTTGTCACAGTTTTATTAATAACAAGCATTATTGCTTGTTAGCAAATACAAAGGATTCCTCTATAAACGTTGTATGTATATTTAAAATCACCATCCCTTTGTGTTTGCTAAGAGGTAATAATAAGCCTCTAGGCACCGTTTTTATTCATGTGATACTTCCCTGTAACATTATTTGAATAAAAAAACACAAACATTTAAAGAAGAACAAGTGACATAAAAAAAGTATTTCTAGCGTTTTTTACTCAACGGTGCCTTATTTTTCAATAAAGGGGTGATTTATATAGATAAGACAAGTTAATAAAAAGAAGACAACAAATAAATGTCGTCTTCTAAATTCAGTTCCAAGCAAATTATAGCAGTAAAAATATTAAATGAAAAGAGGAAGAAAAATGTTAGCAAAAGCAATAGAAAAAATTCAAGATTTAGCAAACGCCGAAGAAAACTGTCGTGTAGAAGAATGTAATCTTTTTGGTGAAAGATATATTCATCAAGGAGAAAATCTTACTCGTTTCACAGTGCCAAGAATTAATCCTGTTGAAGTTAAAAGCCTTACAGCGCTTAAACAAATGATCAAAAACTTCATTGAAAATGATAGTACAGCAATTAATGTTCATTTGCCAGTAATTATAACTGCTGAAGGAAATAATATCAAAGTATACACTTCTATAGATAATACATATGGAAGACAATTAATTTTTGAAGCAAACCCAATTATTCCAAAGGCTATTTTGAACAGATTCATTCCTGCTGAACAAATGATCATTAACGTTAATACTTGTTTTGTACAAGACAAAAACACTGATAACTTTATTCAAAGCATATCTAAATTATATAAAGTGAGCAAAGTTGAGGCAGTTGATAATGGAATTGGAGCACAATTGAAAGTAACGGAAGGAGTTAATACAAATGAAGCTGTTACAATCAATCCAATTGTTGCGTTAACACCTATTGGAACTTATCCAGAACTTAATCAAATCAGAAGAAAGTTTAATTTAAGAGTGGATCATGATGGAGAGGTAGCTTTAATGGTGTGTGACGAAGGTATTTTTGAAAGAAGAGTTCAAGATGAATTAAAAGATTACTTTAAATTTGCTCTTGATAAAGAAATTGAAAGAAAAGATGTAATTCTTGCTTTATAGGTGGATGTTATGAATAGAAATAGATCTATATTGGATATTGAGGGTGGAAATATTATCCGACAAATTGATAACGCATTAGAGCAAGTGATGTTCAATATCAATGATGAAAGTACCGATTTAAAAGCAAGAGAAATCAAGGTAAGCATTAGAATCACACCAAACAAAAAAAGAAATGAATTGACAGTAGGATATAAGGTTACACCAAAACTTTCACCTAAATTAAATGAGCCTATTACATTAGTAAATACGAAAGAATTTGAACCTGCAACGGGTGAGTTCTTAGGTTCAAAACTTTCTGAATTAGGTGGTGTTGTTCAAGGCCAAATCAATCTTGATGGCGAAGTTGCTCCAGAACTTCCACCAATTGTTGTTGGTTCAAGGTTACAAGAAAAAAGGAAAGTAGTAAATGCAAATAATAAGTTTCAAGGGGCTATAGAATAGCTCCTAAAAAAGGAGTTATTTTATATGGGAAATATTCAAAAAAAAGACGGGTTTATATTTTATAAAAGCTTTTATGATTCAATCAATGCACTTGATGAATCAATGCAGCTTGAGGTTTATCAGGCACTCGCTGGGTATGGTTTGACAGGTAAAATGAGAGATGATCTTTCACCAATAGCAAAGGCACTTTTAACGGCTATGATTCCAACGATTGATAACGCTAATAAACGTTATGTTGCAAGTGTTGAAAATGGGAAAAAAGGTGGTCGACCTAAAAAAAATAAAGAGGTTGTTCAAGAAATAAAAGAAAACCTAGAAGAACCTAGTCATAACCTAGAAAAACCTAAACAAAACCTAAATAAACCTAGCCATAACCTAAAAGAACCTAACCCTAACCCCTATGTATCTGTATCAGTATCTGTATCTGATACAGATACATTGATAAAAGATAAAAAGATAAAAGAGAAAGATAAAACTGAGGAGCAGGCTCCTCGTTTAAACTACATTACTGAATGTCTTTTAAAAAAAGGTTTAATCTTAGAAAACGAAGTAAGTTTTGTTGATGACCTTGTAAATACGTATCAGCAATCTTTTAATGGCATTGATATCAATTGCAAATGTGAGTACATTTTGAAAAAAATGAAAACTAAACATTTAAAAAATCGGATGAATTATTTTAAAAGCGCATTTGAAAAGAATATTTATCAGGATTTTCAAAAAGAAAGCAACTATGTAGAACCAGTTGAGAAAATACCGATTGATAATGAAGCACTTTCTATGCTTGAAAAGTACGATTAGGAGGAAAAGAGCATATGATTGTTCAGGTTGTACAGGAAAGCCCCCAAGAAAAAATTAGAATTGGTGGGACAAAGGATTGTAACAATGAGTTTATTCTTTTATCAGCAATTTCTTTGCTTGTGTATGTTTCTAAAAAAGAAAATTTAGGAGTAGACGAATTGTTGGACAATTGTCATTTAAAAATCAAAGAAATGAAAGTAAAAAATTTATAAAGTAATAAAAATGTAAAAATATTCAAATGTGAGGAGAATGAACATGGCGAAAAGAAGAGTAAAAACGTTCAAAGGTCAAAAAGAAACATTGCCAATCAAAGATAAGAGATTATTGAATTCTTTTATGAATAATCTTCTTTTAAAAAGAGACCTTGCAACAACTGATGTAAAAAGATATCAAGCTGATCGTAATTATATGATTGCCTTATTAGGCTTCAATACTGCTTTCAGAGCAAATGACCTTTTGCAGTTAAGAGTTATTGATGTAAAAAAAGGCTATGTTCATATCAAAGAGCTAAAAACAGGTAAAATGCAACATTATCGTATGGATAAAAGGCTTCATAAAGATGTTTTGGATTACATTGAAAGAAATCATCTAGCTGATCATGACTATCTTTTCAAAGGTCAAAAGAAAAAGCAGTCAGGTATTTCTTATGTATTGCCTTTGACACGTGAAATGGGCTACAAGATCATGAAGAAAAATGCAGATGAGGTCGGTGTTGTTTCTACTTTTGGATTGCATTCCCTTAGAAAAACGTTTGGATATTTTTATATTAAAAATGGTGGCAATGTCATTACTCTTATGAAAATGTACAATCACGATGAACCAGCAACAACACTTAGATATGTGTGCTGGGAAAATGATGATGCAGAAAAAGAAAGAAGCAGAGTATACATTGCTGCTACAAAGTAGAAATGAGGTGGAATAATGCCAAGAAATAAACTAACGGATATGCACAATATCTTGATGGAGCAATTAGAAAGACTGAATGATGATGATCTTACGGATGAAGAACTTCAAGCCGAAATTAAAAGAAGCAGAGCAATGGCAGATATAAGTGCTCAAATTGTTGATAATGCCAGAGTTCACATTGAAGCCGCTCAATTTCAAGCTGATTACAACAGGGAAACTCCCGTGCTTCCAAAAATGTTAGGTATTGAAGTCAAAAAATGAGCATGAGATATACGCAGGAAATGCGAGATTACATTCTTGAAATTGCTCCTGGTCGGTTGAATTCCGAAGTAGCAGATATGTTCAATAAGAAATTTGGAACGAATTTGAGTGCTAAAACTATGAAAAGCTACAAGGATAATCACAAAATTATTTCTGGGATTTCTAAAGTCGATTATTCTAGAATCAAACGTAAAAAGCTTTTGAACAATGAACAGGTCGAATATCTAAAAAAGATTTATCAAGGCATCAGCAATAGAGAGTGTACAAGACTGATGAATGAAAAATTCAATACTTCTTTTTCATGTCAGCAAATAAAGGCACAAAAAAGAAATCTTCATTTAATTTCAGGGCTTACGGGAAGATTTGAAAAAGGATCTAGACCAGCCAATCCGATTCAAAAAGGAGAACATCTTTCGGTTGAAACTGAATTTCAAAAAGGACATACTCCCAAAAACTGGGTACCTGTTGGCGCTGAAAGAAAAAGGTCGGATGGATATATTTATGTCAAAGTATCTGATGAAAGAGGTGTCAAATATTCTCACTTGATCAATTGGAAGCCAAAACATATTTTGTTATGGGAAAAGGAATATGGACCCATTCCAGAAGGTAAATCACTGTTGTTTTTAGATGGAAACAAAGAAAATGTAACACTTGACAATCTTGCTTTGATTACAAAAGCACAAAGACTGATCATGTGTAATAAGAAACTGATTTATGATGATCCCAAACTTACAAAAGAGGGAATATTGATTGCTCAAACATTAGAAGCTACTTACAAGAAGCAAAATGAGTTGAAAGAAAAAAGGAGTAAAATACATGGAAATAAAAAATCAATTAAAAGAAATGTTTCAAATGCAAAAATCATTAAATGAAAATATTTTAAAAGAATTCGGTGAACTAAGCATGACTTCTGATAAATTACAAATGGCAATTACGGATGAATTAGGAGAGTTATCTCATGAATTGAAAGGTAGATGGTGCTGGTGGAAAAAGAGCCAAAAACCTGTAGATAGAAAAAGGGTATTAGAGGAATTAGTGGATGTTTATCACTTTGTAATGACCTGGGAATTAAGATACGGACCTGTAGCTGGAGATATTAATGGAATATTAGAATACTATAAAGATGCAATTAATGAATATGAAACAGATATCAGTGCTTTAGAACTTCATAAACTGATTTGCATAGTAATATTCAGAAAAAATAAATTAATGAATTTATTAGTTTTAAGTAGAAGATTAAATTTCACATTTGATGAAATCTATCAAGAATACCTTAGAAAGAACAAAATCAATTATGAAAGACTTAAAAATGGGTATTGATTATGACTGATAAAGAATGGGTTGAACTATGCAATGAACGTCATATAAAAGTTATTGATTTTGACTATAGAAACTGTACAAGAGATGAAGCTATTGCTGCTTTAGATTTATTAGAAGAAGCACATTCTATAGCATTTCCAAATCTTTATGACGAAGATAATAAGCAACACATTATGAGTTGAAAAAAAGAAAGAGGAAGTGAGAATAAATGACAATTAGAGAATATTTTGAAAGAGAAAAACATCCTGTTGAAAAATATTTAATTCAAAGAGCAGGAAAAGCAACAATAGTTGTACCAGAAGTGGAAAAAAACAATCTAAACAATCTAGGTGGTAATCTATTAGATTGTGAAATAAAATCAGTTTCATTAGATTCAATAAATGAGTGTGATGAAGCAACGATTACTATCCGTATTTAAAAAAGAGGTAACAAATGAAACATCCAAAAAGAATTAATTTAGCAATGAAGAAGTTGATTACTGCTAATGGATTGAATCCTAAAGATTATTGGTTTCTAAAAAATACGATAGATTCTTTAGTGATAATTCATAAAGAGACAAGCAAAGTAATCACATTGAAAAAGTGTAAAAAATAGTGTGTTTTACGATATTCAATGTCCAAGGTTAAATTTTTAAGAGTAACAATCCACAAAAGTGTTGATAAATCAATAGAAAGCATGGAGTTTCAAGAATATAAAAAATTTAACACTTTTAGGGGTTATAAGTAATTTATTAAGTTATGTTTAGTGTAAAAAATTCTGCAAAACAGAAAAAAATATTGTACTTTTAAGAAATACATGGAATGGCTGAGTATAACGAACATCTTTAGCATGATTAAAAGAACTAAAAACACAAGGAGGATAACAAATGCATTTAACAATACACACATTACCAATTATTCGAAATGAAATTCGTACGTATAAGAGTCTAATCAAAGAACGTGACAAATTAATCAACGATTATGAAGCACCTCTTAAAACACTTAGAAATAAACTTTTAGAGGTTGAAGAAAAATTGGAACTTATTAAGTCTCCTGGTAAAGGTGATGGATTAGGTGGTTTTGTTCAAGATAGTGCTGACAAGTATAACTACTTGATTGATAAAAAGGATCAATTGAAAAAATCAATTGTTGATTATATTCAGTCAAATGAAAAAGATTACTTAGAAGATCTAAAACATTGGGATGTACGTATTGCTACTGTTGAGTATTATCTTAACAAGATGGATGCACTTGATAGAAAATTCATAGAGGACTTCTATTATAATCTTTCAAAAACACAATGCTTACAACGTTATAATATCGTTAACAATAAGAGTCTTTACCGAAAAGCCGACAACATCTTACTGAATTTACTAAAAAAAGATTAAAAAAGTGCTTCTATGTGGAAGATTCCCCCTTTATTTGGTGCTATTATGTTATTGTGAAGTTTTCAAAAAGATGACATCCACAATGTCAACGCTTTGTCTTGAATTCATTTACGATTGATTTGTTGTCAATTGAAGTATTATGAAAAGCTCTTGTTTCAGGAGCTTTTTGTTTTGTTTAAAAATGGAGGTATAACTTATGGCAGTTAAAAGATTGGATAGAGATGGAGCACATAGAAAGCAATTTGAAAACAACAAGAAAAGAATATATGCTACTCAAACTATATGTGGGATTTGTGGAAAGCCAGTAGATTTCAGCTATAAATATCCACATCCATTGTCACCATGTATTGATCACATCATACCAGTAGCAAAAGGTGGGCATCCAAGTGATTTAGATAACCTACAATTGGCTCACATGACATGCAACAGACAAAAAAGTGACAAAATCTTTGCTAATAACACAATAAAAACCGAAAAAGTCATATCAAATAGAATACTGCCACAAATAATTGATTGGAAAACGTATCAAAGCAAAAAATAATCGTTTTTTAGGACGGGGGCATACCACCCCTAAAAACGCGTTCTCTGGACTTCACGCCGTACTGTGAATATTTTCTCACGGATTATGAAAACGGCTCTCAAAACGAAATTATGAAAGGAATAGAAGATATATGAAATACAAAGGAATGGGATATTTAAGAAGAAAACTTGCTAGCAGGAAAGATAGATGCGAAACAAGATATGATTATTATGAAATGAAAAATCAAATGGTTGATATTTCAAGTGTAATTCCACCTGAATTTAGATGGTTAAAAGAATGTTTAGGATGGTGTTCAAAGGCTGTTGACTCTATTGCTGATAGAATTTCCTTTGTTGAATTTTCTAATGACAATTTCAATATGCAAGAGATATACGACATGAATAATCCTGATGTGTTGTTTGACAGTGCAATTATTTCATCATTGATTACATCATGTTCTTTTATTTATATTTCTCAAAAGGTTGGAGAAATGCCTCGACTACAGGTAATTGATGGAAGACATGCAACAGGGATTATTGATCCTATTACAAATATGTTGATTGAAGGATATGCCATATTAGAGGAAGATGTTCTAGGAAATCCTATTATTGAAGCATATTTTATTCAAGGAGTTACGTATTTTTATGAAAGAGGTGAAAAACCTTATAAAATCAAAAATAAAGCTCCGTATCCACTGTTGGTTCCAATTATTAATAGACCTGATGCTAAAAGACCATTTGGACATTCAGTTATTTCAAGAGCATGTATTTCTATTCAGCAAGCAGCAATGAGAACTCTAAAAAGAAGTGAAGTTTCTGCAGAGTTTTATTCGTTTCCTCAAAAATATGTCTTAGGACTTGAACCAGGAGTTGAAATGGATAAATGGAAAGCAACCATTTCATCATTGATGCAAATTTCAAAAGATGAAGATGGAGACAAACCAACAGTTGGCCAATTTGCCCAACAATCAATGGCACCCTATGTTGAACAACTAAAAATGTTGGCCAGTCTTTTTGCTGGTGAAACAGGGTTAACATTAGATGATCTAGGTTTTTCTACTGAAAATCCATCAAGTGTTGAAGCAATCAAGGCACAACATGAAAATTTAAGATTGAAAGCGAGAAAAGCTCAAAAAACCTTTGCTACAGGATTTATAAATGCTGGATTTTTAGCAGCATGTTTGAGAGATGGTTATACATATTCAAGAGATCAAATTTATTTAACAAAAATCAAATGGGCACCGATTTTTGAACCGGATGCTTCAGCTCTTTCAGTTATTGGAGATGGAGCAATTAAAATCAATCAAGCTGTACCAGGATATTTTGATAAGGACAATCTAAAAGAACTTACTGGAATCGATTATAGTGCATCTTCATCAACTTCAAATATAGATGATATGTTTAAGGAAGAAATAGATGAATAATGATATCGTTCCTTCTTTATTAGAAAAAATTCAAAAACAGTTTGATGAAGAAATAAAAGCTAATGAAAAAATAAAATCAATTTTAATAAAACAAAAGCAGGGAGCGGTAGATTATACCGACTCTCTTTCTTTTGCAAAAGAATTAGGAGTTTCTTTAAAAAAGGTAATACAAGAAAATATCAATGAAGAAATGCTTCCTGATGGAAAAATGTATTACAACATTGCTCAAAGATTACTTGAACCAATGATCAAACAAAATTATGACTTGGTATCCAAACAATGTGAGGCTACACAAAATATTTTGAATAAAAAAGCTGATTTAGGATTAAAAGCAATTGTTCCAGAATATAACAAAGAAAAAACAGCAAGTATCATTGATTATATTTCAAATGCTGATAAGTACTCCCAACGTGAAAAAAGTTTTCTTGATTCATTGGAAACCAATGCAAAGTCAGTCGTAGATGATTCAGTTCGAAAAAATGCTGATTTTCATTACAATGCAGGGTTAAGACCTAAAATAATTAGAACAACAGTTGGGAAAACATGTAAATGGTGTCAGTCAATGGCTGGTGTTTATGATTACAGTAAAGTTAGCAATACAGGTAATAATGTTTTTAGAAGACATGCGAATTGCGACTGTACTGTAGTTTATGATCCTAGAGATGGCAGTAAGAAAGTACAGGAAGTTTGGAGTAAAAGAATTGATTATAGAGAAAATATTAGGAAAAATTCAAATTTTATGGGTGCAAAGAAACCATTCAATATGAAATTAGGAAAAAAAGAGATTTCTTTTGTTACGTATAAAAATGACAAATATCCTAATATCTATTGTCAAACATATTCGCAAAATTCAAAAAGAATGTGTGAATACTTAAATACTAAAATAAATCAAGAATATCGATATGGAAAAATAAACAATATCGTGGTGGTTCAAAAAAATGCATTACAGGGTATTGCCTGTTATGATCATATAAATAATGATTTATTTATATGTGAAGAACTGATAAGCAATAAGTTTTCACAAATTGTTGATACTTCATATTTTCCATCTAAAAATTTAGATGATGTATTAAATCATGAACTAGGTGGTCATAAAAAACATTGGGAAGTTGTAAGAAAATATCAACAAGCAAACAATATAAACGAATTACAAGCCAAAAATGATTTAGAAGAAAAACTGAGAAATTATGTGCTTAATCAGGAAACAAATGATATAATGTATATAAGAAAAAACGTAAGTCAAAATGCACAAGAATCATTTAAAAATACAAAATCATTGAATGAATTGATAGCAGATTGTATTGTCTTGAATAAGCAAAACAATGTTTCTGATGAATTTTTAGACAGATTAGTTATGGAGGTGCTTGGTTATGATGGTTAATCCCACAAAAAGGCAAAAAGAACTTATTAAAATATTTGAAGAAGAAGTTGCTCCTTGGTGCTACGTTGATAAAAAGACAGGTGACATCAAATTAAAAGAAGATGCACCAAAAAATATTAAAGACAAGTATTATTTATATATGAATAGTTAACCGACAGTAGTCGGTTTTTATTTTGTAAAGAAGCTCTTGACTTTTGTTTGTACATATATTAATATTTGTTTGTACAAAAGTTAAAAGAAAGGAGTTGACTATATGAGTCCAAGAACTGGACGACCTACAGAAAACCCAAAAAATATAAGAATTGGTGTTAGACTTACTCAAGATGAAAAAGAAATGCTTGATGAATGTGAAAAGAAATTGAATTTAACCAAAACTGAAATTATTTCATTGGGTATTCAAAAGGTTTATGAAAGCATAAAAAAATAGTTAGTTGCTCCGTGACCAAACATTACAACTAACTATTGCCAAAAGAGGCAAGATTATTGTACTACATTTTGCCTTGGAAAACAATTAAAGAAAGAGGTAAAAGACAATGGGAAGATTAAACGCATTAAAAGCAATTGAAAACGCAAAAGGAAAGTTAAACACTAGATATGATCTAACTTTTGAAGATATTAGAAAAATAGAAAAAGCAAGTAAAGGACATTTTGACTTAATTTGTAAATTCTTTGTATTTGGATATGTTCAAGGTGCAAAAGCACAAAAGAAAGGATGTGCTTTCAATGGATAATCAATTAATGAACACATCAACAATCGAAACAATCGACAGTAGAGAAGTTGCTGAAATGATTGATATGAAACATAAGGATTTATTGAAAAAAGTACGTAATTATGAGGATATTTTAACCAGCGCAAAATTGCGCCCGTTAGATTTCTTTATTCCTAGTGAGTATAAAGATGGTAAAGGTGAAACCCGTAATTGCTACCTTCTAACTAAGAAAGGTTGTGAAATGGTAGCAAACAAACTAACAGGTGAAAAAGGTGTAATCTTTACTGCTAAATATGTTAATCGTTTTGAAGAAATGGAACAAAAAATCAAACTTCCAAAAACTGATAGAGAGATCTTATTTTTGAGTGTTAAAGTTCAAGAAGAAACAGCTCAAAGAGTTGATGTTCTTGAAGAAAAGGTATCTGATTTAGAAAAATCAACAACGATTGACAGCTCACAACAATATATGCTTGAAAGAATCGCCAAGACAACTGTAATTAGTGTACTAGGAGGCATTGAATCTAGAGCATATCAATTAATGAGCAGAAAGCTTTTCAGTAACATCTGGAGAGACTATAAAAAGTATTTTAAATTAGGCTCATATCGAGATACACTAAAGACCGATTATGAAAATGCTAAAAATTATTTGAAATCATGGTCTCCTGAAGTCAATACAAGTTTAAAAATCAAAGAATACAACGGTCAGTTATCAATGCCGTTGGATTATAACAATTAAATATGAATATTAGCGAGTTCAAAAGGCTCGCTTTTTTTATACGGATTTTAGAAGAAAGGAGGAAGTTTATGGCACAAGGATTAAGACCGCATAGACATGTATGCTTTGTAAGTGATATTCAACCATATTACGATAAGAAAAAGCATCAAAAAATGAAAAAAATCACTTTTGAGTGCTATATACCTAACTGTAACTATTGTTATTCAGTCAGTGAAGAGTATCGACCACCACCAAAAAAAGCGAATATGAAGTAGGAGGTAAAAGGAATGTCTGAAAAAAGGATTGGAAGACAAACTCCTACAACTTCGTTAGTGCTTCCTTATATTGAAACAAAAGGGAAGGAAGCGGTAGAAATTTACAACAAAACCGGTAGAACTGCTAGAGAGTGGCAGGAACTATTGATTTATGACATATTAGCAATCGATAAAGAGGAAATGTGGGTTCATTCCCTTTTTTGTTATAGCTTGCCTCGAAGAAATGGGAAAACTGAAGATGTTATTATGAGAATCATGTGGGGAATAACTCATGGTGAAAAGATACTCTATACGGCTCACATGATTTCTACAGCACATTCAGTTTTTGAAACAATATGTGCACTGCTTGATCAGGCGGAAATAGAATATACGTCAGTCAAGGCAAAAGGTTCGGAAAATATTCGTTTATTGAACGAAAAAGGAAAAGCCTATAAATTAGATCATCTTGTTAATTTTAGAACTCGTTCTAATACAGGCGGTTTAGGTGAAGGATATGACGTGCTGGTTATTGATGAAGCACAGGAATACACGATTGATCAAGAAAGTGCGCTAAAGTATGTTATTTCAGCAAGTTCCAATCCTCAAACCATTATGTTAGGAACACCACCAACTGCAATTTCTCATGGGACAGTATTTCAAAAAATGAGAGATAAGGTTCTAGAAGGGAAAAGCAAGAATACAGGCTGGGCCGAATGGTCTATTGAGCATATGCATGATCCATATGATAGAGATGTCTGGTATGAAACTAACCCGTCCTTAGGACAAGGATTGACAGAACGTGTAATTGAAAATGAAATTACATCAGATGATGTTGATTTCAATATTCAAAGGTTAGGACATTGGCTATCCTATTCACAAGGCAGTGAATTTTCGAAAAAGGAATGGGAAAATCTCAAAGTTGTAACAGTTCCCAATTTTCAAAATAAGCTTTTTGTGGGTATCAAATATGGAGTAGATGGGAAACATGTTGCCATGTCGATTGCTACAAAGGTAGATGAAAAGATTTTTGTTGAATCGATTGATTGTCAAAGCGTTAGAAATGGCAATACATGGATCATTTCATTTCTAAAAGAAGCGGACATAGAAAAAGTTGTTATTGATGGAAGTGGCTCTCAACAGATATTGAGTGATGAAATCAAGGACTACGGAATAAAGCTGAAACCTGTACTTCCTAAGGTATCGGATGTGGTTGTAGCAAACAATATGTTTGAACAGGCAGTTACATCTTCAAAAAACATATGTCATAATGACCAGCCATCTTTAAAACAAATTGTAACCAACTGTAAAAGAAGGGCGATTGGTACAAATGGCGGTTTTGGATTTAAAGCAATGATGGAAGAACATGAAATAGCATTGCTTGATAGTGTAATCTTAGCCCATTGGGCATGTGCAACATACAAAGGGGTTAAGAAAAAACAAAAAATAAGTTGTTAAGCGAACGAAAGTTCGTTTTTTTTATGCAAATTACGTTACTAACGGTAAATAGGAGAAATACAAATGAGTGAATTTAAAGAAATTAAAACACAAGAAGAATTTGATACAGCTATCAAAGAAAGATTGGCTAGAGAAAACAAAAAATATGAAGGATTTGTAAGTCCTGACAAATTAGCAGAATTAAAAGCCGATTATGAAAAAGAAATCAGTAAAAAATATGAAGGTTATACTTCACCAGATGACCTAGCAACCATGAAAAAAGAATATGAAGGGAAAATTGCAAAATATGAGTCCGACTCAGTAAAAACGAGAATTGCAAATGAAATGGGATTGCCTTCAGCTGTCGCTTCACGTTTAAAAGGTTCTACTGAGGAAGATATTCGTAAGGATGCTGAATCATTTGCTGGCTTTTTTCAAAAAGAACCACCTTTAGCAACAGGTGAACAAACAGTTGCTAATGAAGAACAAGCAAGAAATGTTGCTTTAAAGAAATTATTAAAAAATTTAAGACAAGGAGATTAAAATAATGGCAGTATTAAGCAAAGGAAATTTATTTGATCCTGTATTAACAAAGGATCTAATCAACAAAGTAAAAGGAAAATCAAGTTTAGCTGTTTTATCAGCGCAAACACCAATTCCATTTAATGGTTCAAAAGAATTTACTTTTTCTATGGATAATGAAGTAGATATCGTAGCTGAAAATGGTAAGAAAAGTGAAGGCGGAGCTTCAGTGGATCCAGTAATTATCGTTCCAATCAAATTTGAATATGGTGCTCGTGTTTCTAATGAATTTATGTTTGCAAGCGAAGAAGAACAATTAGATATTTTAAAAGAATTTAATGAAGGATTTGCTAAAAAAGTTGCTAGAGGTTTAGATATTGCTGCATTCCATGGCTTAAATCCTAGAACTGGCGAAAAATCTGCAGTAGTAGGAGAAAATAACTTTGATAGTAAAGTTACACAAACCGTTACTTATGCAAATGATAAACCTGATGATTGCTTAGATACAGCAATTGCAACAGTTGAGGATGCTGATTGTGAAGTAACAGGTATTGTAATCAATTCTGCAGTACGTAGTGATTTATCAAAAATGAAATCTACGACAGGAGATCCATTGTATCCTGAGTTCCGCTTTGGTGGTAAACCATCAACATTGGGTTCTCAGGCATTAGATACAAATAATACAGTATCATTTGGTTCAGAAACAAAAGACCAAGCAATTGTTGGTGATTTTGCTAACATGTTCAAATGGGGATATTCAAAAGATATTCCATTAAAAGTTATCGAATATGGTGATCCTGACAATTCAGGAAAAGACTTACAAGGATATAATCAAGTATATATTCGTGCTGAAGTATTCATGGGATGGGGAATCCTAGATGCTAATTCATTTACAAGGGTGGTAAAAGCATAATGGCGACATATAGGAATAAAAAAACAGGTGCAACCATCACTACTGATTTGATTATCAGTGGTGGTGATTGGGAAATCGAAGAAAAAAAGAAAAAAGAGCCTAAAAAGAATGCTAATAAAGATGTGCCACCTAAAGATGGTGGAGCTGATGAGTAATGATACCATTTGTAACAATAGATGATGTTACTTTGCTGTTTAGAGATTTAACAGTAGATGAAACAAAAAAGGCAACATTTTTATTAACTGTTGTTTCAGATTGTTTGAGACAAGAAGCAAAAAAAGCTGGGAAAAATCTTGACCAAATGATAGAAAATGGGGATGTATATGAAAATGTAGTTAAAAGTGTATGTGTTGATATTATTGCTCGTAACTTGATGACCTCAACCAACAGCGAACCTATGGAACAGATGTCACAATCAGCTCTTGGATACTCTGTATCAGGTACTTTTTTGGTACCTGGAGGAGGTTTGTTCATTAAAAAAAGTGAGCTTGCCAGACTAGGTTTGCGTAGACAAAGAATAGGTGTAATTAATATTTATGGCAATGATTAAAGGTATTCCTGTTGTTTTATTACAAAAAATAAAGGTTGATGAAGATCCTTTTGGACAAGCTATTTATCGAGAACGAGAAATCATAGTTGAAAATGTTCTTGTTTCACCATCATCAGCCAATGATATTATTACTTCACAAAATTTAACCGGTAAAAAAGCAGTTTATACACTTGCCATTCCTAAAGGTGACCAAAATTCTTGGGAAGATAACAATGTTGTTTTTTTAGGAAGAAAGTGGCATGTATTGGGTTTTGCAATTGAAGGAATAGATGAAAATATTCCATTAGATTGGAATAAGAAAGTAATGGTAGAAAGATATGGCTAAAATAGTACTTGATAAAAAAGGTGTAAGGGAATTACTTAGATCTCAAGAAATGATGGATATTTGCCTAGAACATGCAGAAGCAACCAAAACAGCTGCTGGTGGTGAAGGGTATGAGATATCTTCTCATGTTGGAACTAATCGTGTAAATGCATCTGTTAGAGCAGATACAATAGAAACAATAAAAGATAACTACAAAAACAATACATTAATAAAAAGTTTGAGGTGATAAAAATGATTGAAGAAATTGTTTTTAATTATCTTAAAAACAAATTGAATGTTCCTGTGACATTTGAAAATATTAATGAAGTTGAATATGTACTCATTGGTAAAAGTGGCAGTAGTAGATTTGATTTTACAAACACGGCCACTTTTTTTATTCAATCGTATTCGTCTTCAAAATATAAAGCATCTTTACTCAATGAAAAAGTAAAGGATGCCATGTATGACTTAATTGAGTTGGATGAAATCACATCATTACATCTCAATAGTGATTATGATTATACAGATACAACAACAAAGAAATATCGATATCAGGCTGTGTTTGATATTGGATATTTTTAGAAAGGAGTAGATATAGATGGACGCAAAAAATGTAAGTGCAGCTAAACCTAAAATAGGTGGTTCAGTATTTGTTGCACCTCTAGGTACAAAGCTACCAGAAGATGCAAAAAGTGAATTGGATACTAAATTTAATTCATTAGGATATTGTTCAGATGACGGAGTCTCAAACAATAACTCACCTGAAACAGACACTCAAAAAGCATGGGGTGGAGCTGTTGTTTTAAATTTATTTTCTGGAAAAGAGGATACATTTAAATTAAAGTTGATTGAAGCATTGAACGTAAATGTATTGAAAACAGTTTATGGATCCAGCAATGTTACTGGAGATTTAGATACTGGATTAACAATCAAAGCTAAAAATGAGGAACCTGAACAGTTTTCATGGGTCATTGATATGATTTTAAAAGGAAAAATTTTAAAAAGGCTTGTTATTCCATGTGCTGGGATTACTGAAATTGGTGAAATTAAATATTCTGATAGTGATGCTATTGGTTATGAAATAACTTTTTCAGGAGTTCCTGATGAAACAGAAACATCCCATTATGATTATATGATCAAGAAAAAAGAAGGAGAGTAATCTAGATGAAGATAACTGGTATTACAAAACAAGGATTTCATTATTCTGTAGATGATGCAGTAGGTGATGATTGGGAACTTATTGAAATTTTAAGTGAAATGAACAATGATGAATATTTAAGTGTTGTTCCTTTTGCTAAAAAACTTTTAGGAAATGCCCAATATGAAAGATTAAAAAAATTCTGCAGAGATAAAAAAACAGGTAGAGTTCTTACAAGCAAAATGCAAGAAAACATCATGGACATTTTTAATTCAAATAAAAAAGTAAAAAACTAGTGATCCTCGCCAACATGATAAAAACTGATGAGGATGCTTTAATTTGTGATTTAGCAGAAACTTATCAAATATATGATTATAAGTCGCTTCCAGCATATATGGTTGCGACTTTTTCAGTTGGTTTGAGGGAAAATTCAAGAATAAAAATGAAGTTGAGCAATCAAAAGGTTCCTTTTGGAGAATTGCTTTTATCAATGATTTCAGATGAATTGACAAGATTGATTTGGATGAAGACAGAAGATGGTGTAAAAGGCATCAATCCTCCTAAATCGATAGTATCACTTATTTTAAACAATGGAGAAGAAAATACTGTCAATGATGGTTTTCAAACTGTTGAAGAATATGAAAAAGCAAGATTAGAGATTATAAGGGAAGGAGGATAATATGGCAACCAATTTAGCAAAAGCATATGTTCAAATTGTTCCCTCTGCTGAAGGAATGAAGGGCATGATTGAACAGGTTATGGGGAAAGATCTTGAAGAAGCAGGAGAAAAAGCGGGAAATTCAATTGCTTCAAAAATAAAGAATATTATTGTTGCTGCTGGAATTGGAAAAGTTGTATCTCAGGCTTTTACTGAAGGTAGTGCTTTAGAACAATCTTTAGGTGGGATTGAAACGTTGTATAAGGAAAATGCTGATAAAATGAAAGTTTATGCAAAAGAAGCCTATAAAACATCAGGTGTCAGTGCAAATGCTTATATGGAAAATGTTACTTCATTTTCAGCGTCTTTGATTTCAAGTTTAAAGGGTGATACAAGTAAGGCAGCCGACATAGCTAACCGAGCTATGCAGGATATGTCTGATAATTCCAATAAATTTGGTACCAATATACAAGATATTCAAAATGCATATCAAGGTTTTGCAAAGCAAAACTATACCATGCTTGATAACTTGAAACTAGGGTATGGTGGTACCAAGGAAGAAATGCAAAGACTTCTTAAAGATGCTCAAAAGTTGAGTGGTCAAAAGTATGATATTAGTAATCTAGCGGATGTTTATACAGCTATAGGAGTTATACAAGATAACTTAGACATTACAGGAACAACCGCCAAAGAAGCAGCTACTACGTTTAGTGGTTCATTTGCTTCAATGAAAGCTGCAGCACAAGATTTTTTAGGAAATGTTGCTATTGGAGGGGATGTTACAGGTACCTTATCCAATTTGATTACTACAGCTTCTACATTTCTTTTTGATAATGCTGTCCCAATGGCATTAAACATTGTTCAGGGATTTGCTACTGCATTGATATCAGCAACACCTATTCTATTTCAAAAAGGTTATGATCTTTTGAATAGTTTGGTAACAGGCTTTGTACAAAACGTTCCTGTTGTACTTCCTCAAATATTACAATTTGTACAGGATATAGGAACAAATCTTGCACAAAAAGCACCTGAGATGATTTCTATGGGGTTTGATTTATTAAGCCGATTGTTAGATGGAATCATTTCGGCAATACCAATACTTGTAGAATATGTTCCTAATATCATAACGACATTTGCAAACATCATTAATGATAATTTCCCTACAATTTTACAAAAAGGTGCAGAATTGATTTGGCAATTAGTACAGGGATTGATTAGTGCAATTCCAACAATCGTGGCTAATATTCCTCAAATAATCCAAGCTATCGTTTCAGCGTTTATGGCTTTTCAATGGCTCAATTTAGGAAAAAATATTATTAAAAATGTTGGTGATGGTATTAAGGGAATGCTCTCTTGGATAAAAGAATGTGGAAAAGCAATTGTTGATGGTATTAAACATTCCTTTTCTGAAAGTACAAATGTTGGTGTTAACCTTGTTAAAGGTCTATGGAATGGTATCAATTCTGTAAAAGATTGGATTTTAGGAAAAATCAAGGGATTTGGAGATGCTGTTTTAAATGGATTGAAATCTTTCTTTGGAATTCATTCACCTTCAAAAGTCATGGCTGATGAAGTTGGTAAATATCTTCCTCAAGGTATTGCAGTTGGGATTGAAGCAAATGCTAAAGATGTATATGATGCAATGAACGGTATTTCAAAACAAACATTGGATTTGGCAAGTGAAGGCTTTGATACTTCACAAAATAAATCAAATTCAAATAATGATGTAAATTATCTATTAGAAATCATTATTAAATTATTGAAGGTAATTGCTGATAAAGGTGATACAGGTAATGATTTTAGTGATAGAGATTTCATTCGTATGTTGAAAAGTTTGGGGGTTGTATTTTCATGAGAGTAAGATATATAAATTCTCAAAATTATAGTGTTGACTTTGTAGATGCAAATATTCTTCCAACAAGTGGCTATCTTCATCAAAGAAAATGGAATACTACAATTGAAAATGACAGTGTTAGTTTAAGTATAGGTAATTATACTTATACAATTACTTTAACATTGAGAGGAAGTCTAAAAGAAAGAAAAGAAACATTGGATAAAATGTGCGACATATTTGAACTTGATTGTATTAATGAAACACCAGGAACTTTGTACTTTGGAGATTATTATATTAAATGCTATATTGTTTCATCAAACACTAGCATTGCTAATATTAATACAAGGACCAATGTAGAACTTGGTATTTTCTGTATCAAACAGGAATGGATCAAAGAGAAGAAATACAATTTGGTTATGTATGATGATAAAAGCAATCAGACAGGTATAAAGAAATATACGTATCGATATCCGTTTTTATATTCCAATCAAAAGGGTGCTGTTCAAGCTGTCAATGATTCATTAGTTGATGCTGATTTTATCATGAGATTTTATGGACCATGTGCGAATCCATATATAAAAGTAGGCAATATTTTATATCAAGTTAACACATCATTGATGGCTGGTGAGTATTTAGAAATAAATTCTACTGATAATACTATTTTTTGTTTTTCAGTTTATGGTGAAAAAAGAAATCTCTTTAATTATAGAGATATGTCTAGAAGCAACTTTTTTACAAAAATACCTAGTGGTTCAAATGTTGTAGGATGGGATGGAACTTTTAAAGCCGAATTGATTATTCTTGATAAGAGAACAGAACCGAGGTGGCTTTAATGAAATTCATATATACAAATGACAAATATGAAGAACTGGGTGTGTTAAAAAATTCATCAATTGATTTTGAGATTGGGAAGTATGACGTCGCATCAAATGATTATCAAATGTCTATCTCAATAGGATCATGGAACAGAGAATTTGATAAAGGTTCTCTTTTTTATTGTCAAGAATGTGAATTTGGTGGAATTCTAGATGGTAAAAAAGTAGATACTTCTAAAAATTCAATTACATTTAAAGGCAAGACATTTAGAGGTCTTCTTGAAAAAGAATATGTTCAGCCCCCTGATGGACAAGCCTATTATGTCGCAAATGGAGAAGCCAATCAGGTCATTGATAATCTTATTCATGGAAAATTTAATGATCTTTTTGTTGTCGACAATGTAGGATTAAGTGATATTGGTGTTAATTATCAAATAAGGGATTTGAATTTATTAGATGCACTTGAAAAAATGTTACTTAAGGCGGATATCCCTTCAAAACTAGAAATTACGTTTTATGATAAAAAGGTGCATTTACAAGCTGTTCCCATTGTTGATTTATCAGAATTATTAAGATATGACAATTCTTATGGCATTTCCATGATCTCTGAAAAAGCAATAAGCAAGTATAACCATATCGTTGCACTTGGAAAGGGTGAATTGACCGAAAGAATAAGAGTCAATTTATTTTTGCAAGATGATGGAACATGGAATACAAGTGAAAATGCAAAGTATGCAGGATTGAAAAGGAAAACATATCTTTATGATAATTCAAACGAAGAAGATGAATCAAAATTAATAGAAAGTTCTATTGAAGCGACGGAAAAAGCGAATGGCACGGATAATCTTAACATTAACTTTACAACGGATGAAGCTTCTTTGTTTGATTATGTTGGTTCCAAAGAAGAAATAACAGGAATAGAATTTAAAGAACAAATTACAAAAAAAGTTTTAAAGGTAACTATATCTGGTATTATTTCGCATTGCAAATTTGAATATAAGGTAGGTGATTAGATGTGCTAGAAAATATAACATTGAATGAGTCAAATGTTACAGCAAGTATTGATGCTTACATACACCATTGTTTATTTGGATACAATGGTGTTTTTAAATGTGGCCAACAGTTGAAATGTGAAATCATAAACAATAATCTTTTAAAGATCTATGATGGCTTGTTTATTAATCAAGGAAGATTTTATAGGATTGCACCAGGTTCTTATGAAGAAATAAAATTAGAAAATGGTGTTGTTGGTCAAAAAAGATATGATCTAATCGTATCTCATTTTGAAACAGATGGTGTCAATGAAAAGCATGAAATAAAGGTTATTAGTGGAGAGGGTGAAACTGTTCCACAGTATACAGATAGTGATACATTCAATGGAGGTACAGTTAGTGAGATGCCTTTATATCTTGTAGAAATTGATGGGATAAGTATTAAAAGTGTTAAAAGTCAATTTGATATCATTCCTAATTTGCAAGAGCTTATTGACAAAATGGTTATGTATAAAGAATAGAGGTGATGATTTTGATTGTTGCTGAAATTATTCAAAAAGGATTGACTATATCTAGCAGTACTAGTGATATTCCATATCAATATAGTGGAAACATTCAAATGCAATTCATCAAGGATGAAGGCTATGATAATTTTAGTGTTATAGGTTTTTATAGAACAAATTATTTTGAAAAAACTCAGTTGTTGGAAATTGATGAAAATGGAGTGTTTTCATTAAATAAAGATGCATTTCAAAAAGATGGATTATTGAATTTATCTTTTCTGTTAGTTAGTGAATTAAAGGAAGTACATCTTGGTGTCGTATCTTTTATTGTTAGATCTACGATAGGAAATGGCAATGATATTCTTCCAGAAGAACGTACAGAATGGATAAAGATTGTTCGTAGTGAGGTTGACGGTTATTTAAAGTCAATTGATTTAGATGACAAGTTTGATATTATGCAAGATAAAGACTTGGAAAACATATGGAATGAAATTTTTAATTAATTAAATTTATAGAAAGAAAGAGGAAAAAAATATGAGTTTTGTAAATGATACAATTTTAAAATCAGCATTAGGAAAAATTAAAGCATGGGGTGAAGGAAAATTTGTAGCAAAAGAAACTGGTAAAGGTCTATCTACAAATGACTATACAAATGCTGATAAAACAAAATTAAACGGTGTTGCTACTGGTGCTCAAGCAAACAAAATTGAAACTGTAAAAGTAAATGGTAAAGCTTTAACTCCTGATTCATCGAAAGCTGTAAATGTTGATCTAACAGCTTATGCTAAATCAGCTGATGTAACAAAAGAAATCGCATCTGCAGTATCAGGAGTAACTCAAATCGATTACTCAGTTGTCGAATCATTACCTTCAACTGGTAAAAAAGGTATTATCTATTTAGTTGCTAATAGTGATTCTGGTAATAATATCTATGATGAATACATCTATATCAATTCTAAATTTGAAAAATTAGGTTCAAGAGAAATGGATCTAAGCTCTTATGCTAAAAAGACTGATATTCCAACAAAAGTATCATCATTGACAAATGATTCAGGATATCAAACTGCAACACAAGTAACTTCAGCTATCAATGCTAAATTAGTAGTAATGACTGATACTGAATTAAATACAATGTGGACTGAAGTATTTGGAGCATAATCAACTAGGAGGTCTTATATATGAAAGATTTCTTTAAAAGAGTTTTGTTTTCAAATGTAAGTGAGCACGCATCTTCAACAACTGTTTCAGCTAATAGCACTAAGTTTCTAACAAGTGATATTTTAAAAACTTTTATGACAAAGTTAAAAGATACGTTTGTTTTGAAGTCACAATTAACATCATTGCAAAAGCGAGTTGGACAGCTTGAAAAGACAGTCAGTGAATTAGAAACTGATTTAAAAGATGCAGTATATTACAAAGAGTAGATTGATTTCTGCTCTTTTTTAAAAGGAGAAAAATATGAAAGATTTTGAAACACGTGAGTGCGTTGTACACACACACACACACGACTTACACAAATTAGAGAAGGTACATCAAAGTGCCTTTTCTCATTCTTTAAAAAGATTGGTGGTGACAAGCATTTAGATTAGTTTTAATCTGAATGTCAACATGCCAAAACTTATTGATAAAGATGGGAATGAATTGCTTAATTTACAAATGTCAACTGATGAGCACTGGACAGGAAAGTACTGGATTGATGGTAAAAAGATTTATGAAAAAATCATTACGTGGACCGGATTGAACGTTGGAGTAAGCACAATCAATCATTCAATCAGTAATTTAAACGAGTTTATTGATTATGAAGTCACATGTTCCAATGGAGAAGATTTCTATAGATTTCCTGTTGTTTATTATTCTGGTGGTAATACAGGAACATTTTATGTGACGTATTTCATTTTGAATGTAGATAACATTCGTTTTGCTAATAACTATAGTTGGGCAAATTATAAATTTAAAGCAATTATTCGTTATACAAAAAACTAAAAGACATAAAATTGTCTGGAAAGGGTGATTAAATTGAAAGTAAAAAAATATGATTTTAATCAATGGTTGAAAGCTGCAGGTATTAGAGCAATCAAGACAGTTGCCCAAACAGCAGTAGCGTTAATTGGAACATCTACGGTCATGAATGAAGTCAATTGGGCAATGATCATCAGTGCAAGTTGCTTATCGGGGGTCGTTTCTATTCTAACAAGCGTTGCAGGGCTTCCAGAATTGGAAGAAATTGTAGATGAAAGTTAGGAGTGCAAGCATATGACAGAAGCAGTTACAGTTGCTTTGATTTCTGGTCTATGTGTAGCTGTGCCTAGTGTAATCACTACAATGTTTTCAAACAATAAAGCCAACACATTAATGAACTATCGTATTGATGAATTAACAAAGAAAGTTGAAAAGCACAATAACGTAGTTGAACGTATGGCACTTCAAGAACGAGAAACAAAAGCAATTTGGAAAAGAATTGATGAAATCAAAGAAGAATTAGAGAAAGAGAGTGAATAGCTCTCTTTTATTGAATAACAACCAAAAATTGCAAAAAATGGTTGTTAAACGGTATTAGAATGGTAGAAAAACGGAATTAGTGAACAAAGGAGATTATAAAAATGAAACAATATGTTGGAGTTAAATTAATTGAAGCAAAACCAATGACAAGAGGAGATTATAACAAATATCGTGGATGGACTATTCCAAAAGATGAAGATCCTAATGATGAAGGATATTTAGTTAAATATTCTAATGATTATGAAAGTTGGTCTCCTAAAAAGCCATTTGATGAATCGTATAGAGAATATTATGCAAATGCATTATCTCAAACAGCTATCGGCATGATTAGTAATGATTACAAAGAGAGATTTAAAGCCGAATATGAGCAACTTATTATTAGATACAATGGCTTAAATGGAATGATTGAAAATTGGGACAAAGGTTGTTTATCTTTTAAACCAACATGTCCTAGAAGCACATATGATTTACAATTAAAAGCTATGAAAGATTATATTGCTGTTTTAGAAGCTAGAGCGATTATGGAAAATATTGATTTATAGGAGGAAATAAAAATGAATATTATTGAAAAAACTTACAAATGGAATGGAAAATTATCAAATAGAAAATCTACTAATAGAATTATTCTTCATCATGCTGAATCAAAATCATGTACTGCAGATGATATTCATAGCTGGCATTTAGCAAATGGCTGGGCGGGAATTGGATATCATTTCTTTGTTAGAAAAGATGGATCTATTTATAGAGGAAGACCTGAAGGTGTTGTTGGAAGTCATGCTAAAGGTTCTAATAGTGATTCTATTGGTATTTGTTTTGAAGGTTCATACATGACAGAAACAATGAATCAAACTCAAATCAATGCTGGTAGAGAATTAGTAGCTTATTTAAAAAATAAGTATGGTATTTCTAAAGTCCAAAAACATAAAGATGTATGTTCTACTAATTGTCCAGGAACAAACTTTCCTTTTAATGAAATTGTAAATGGAACTGTTGCTCCAACACCTACACCATCACCAACTCCTGCAGCTAAACCATCTACAAGTGGGAAAGCAACAGGAACATATGAAGTTACAGCTAGTGATCTATCAGTTAGAACTGGTCCTGGTACTAATTATCGTAGAAAAAGACATGATGAATTAACAGCTGATGGTAAAAAACATGATAAAGACAAAGATGGATGCCTTGAAAGAGGAACACGAGTAACTGTTTATGAATGGAAAAATGGATGGGCAAGAACGCCTAGTGGTTGGCTATCAGGAGACTATTTAAGAAAAGTTTAATTTGTTGTATAATATATATGCACATTCATTGTATTAGTTAATAGAAAAAGCAAAAATGTAATATTATCTATTCTTCAAAAAATCTACCACTTTATTTTATTAACTAAACAAAAAGACCTACCCGTTAATATGGGTAGGTTTTTTTACTCCTATTTTACTCCCAAATATAAAATATTGATTATATTTATTGATAAAATTGTATAAAAAATGTGTATAAATTGGCAATTTAACAGTATTTTTTATTAAGGATTATCACTAAATGATAGAGTTTGAATAATTGAAGTGAGATAGTGGGGGTTGTTATTGAAACAATCCCACTATTTTATATTCACTAAAAAGAAAAAATTCTATGAGTATTACAATTACACAAATCGCAAAACTTGCAGGTGTTTCTAGAGGAACCGTTGATCGTGTTATTCATCAACGAGGACGCGTTGCTCCCGAAGTAGAAAAGAGAATACGTGATATTATGGATGAAAATGATTATCATCCAAATATGTTAGGAAGAGCTTTAGCTGTTTCTAAAACACCACTTACAATAGGAATGATTATGATTGAAAAAGGAAATCCATTTTTTCAATTGATTCATTCAGGAATGAAAGAAGCAATCTCTCAATTTAGAGATTATCCAATTTCAGTTGATTTTAGACATATTAATTGTGTAGACGAAGAAGAATATTTAAATGTACTTGATGAATTAGAAAGCAAAGTAAATGCTTTAATTATAGCGGGATTACAAACAAAACGTATTGTAGAAAAAGTAAATCAAATTGCAAAAAAATTCCTGTTATGA